TACTCTACTAATTCCAGGCCAAATTTATTTTATCGGTTCATTTAATGGTACGACTTTTAAAGTTTATTTAACATTGTCCGATGCATTAAGCCAAACAAACCCACAAAACGTTGATTCATCGGGAATTTTTAATACAACAGCATGGCCGATTACTAGCCCTTACTTGGGATTGATTCAAACAAAGCCTGACAATACTCAGGCAGTAGTACGTTTTCCTTCTCGTGGGAACATGGTGATGGTCATGGGCTCTATTGTAACTGAATCATGGTTTGATACTGGTACTCAGTTATTCCCTTATCAAAGAAACAATCAATTTAACGTAGATTATGGATGCATATCCCCTGCCACCGTTGCCTACATGGATGAATTAGTCGTTTGGCTTGCTCAAAATGAAAAATCTGGCCCCATTATTCTAGTGAGCGATGGTGGAACGCCAAAAAAAATTACCACAGACGGAATCGATTATTTATTTTCAACGCTCCAGCATCCAGAAGATTCTCAAGCATTTTTATATAGACAAGATGGTCACCGTTTCTATCACATTAACTTCTATTCAGACAATTTATCTTTGTTCTATGACTTTGACACAGAAAAATTTTTTCATGCGAGCGACCAAAATTTAAATTATTTCATCGCTTCAGAAGTAGCGTTCATAGGAAACCAATACTATTTTGTTTCGAAGAATAGCGGTAATCTGTATGCGTTTGACACGCAATACACAACCTACAATGATGTTGAAAGCAACACACAGCATACAGCCAGGGATTTCATTATTCCTCGTATAAGAATTTGTAAAAATGTAAGGCTTCCTTCTCAAGATTATTTTATCGCGAATGACGTAGGCTTTACAATTGAATCAGGTCAAGCGAATTATGTAGAGCAGCAAGAAACCACCCAGGCTAATTTATTTCAACTTTTGAATGGTCAGCAATTTAATTTATTGAATGGATTGCCTTTCGCTTTATTAGGGGAAGAAGATTTTCAATTAATGAATGTGCCTACTACGCCTCAGGTCTTTTTATCTGTTTCATACGACGGTGGACAAGTTTTTGGTTCAGAATGGGCTTATTCATTACCTGCGATTGGCTATAGGCGTAATAAACTTATTTTTTGGCAACTAGGGATTTGCAATGATTTTGTGCCAAAGTTCAGATTTGAGTCAATTAGTAGAATTGTTGCAACCGATGGCGTTTTAAACATAAGGCTATAGAATGGCTGCACAAACCAAACAACCACAATCGATTTTCCCAGATTTGCCGAGGCAAGTCCCTGTCATTGGAGAATCTGGTGATTTTACATCCTTATGGTCATTGGGATTCTCAGCATTATTTCAAGCATTACAAGACAACTGGAAAAATGAAGGTATTATCTTTCCTCCGCTTACAGCTGCACAAATGACTGAAATTCAAAATCTTTATGCGAGTTATGTTGGTGGAAGCTACAATAATTTAACTAGAGCATTACCTGATATAAGCGGCCAAACTGTTTACGATAAGACGACTCAAATCTCTAATCAATTTGTGATTGCCCAAGATGGCGCAGGAAATGTAATTTTAGCTGAATGGGTGCCCTTTTCTATGATGCTTACCAATTCTGGAGACCCAAATGGACATGTTGCAGGCGTTTTAAATTGGTTATGCTATGATATTGCTAATAAAAAACTTTATGCGTGTACAACGGCTGGAAATGCGGCTAATGCGGCTTGGACTCCAATTTGAGGAACGATTATGGCTCTTGACAAAAAAATGATTATGAGGCTATTAGGATATGGTGGCGCAGGCGCTCTTGAAGCAACAGGTGGTTTTTTTAATAAAAGTCCCACTAAGGAAGCCAATAAATATTTGAATCAAATTCCAGGTCAAGCCGGAAATTATTTAAATCCTTACATAGATGCGGGAAAAAATTCACTTCCACTATTACAAGATCAATACACATCTTTACTTAATTCACCAGGTCAAAAACTTAATGATATTGGTCAAAATTATCAGCAATCGCCTGGATTTAAATTTGCCTTAGACCAAGCATTAGGCGCTGGTAATCGTTCATCTGCCGCCGGAGGAATGGCCGGAAGTCCTGCGGCGCAACAAGCGAACATGGCAACAGCTACAGGACTTGCAAATCAAGACTATAATAATTGGCTGACTAACGCTTTAGAACTATATGGACAAGGATTAACTGGACAGCAAGGAATGGCTCAGATGGGACAAAATAGCGCCACAAGTATGACCGATTTGATTTCATCAATTCTCGCTCAGCAAGGCAATATGGCATACGGAGAACAATCGGCCGAGAACCAAAATTGGGGTGATATATTTGGAGATATCGCGGGTTATTTACCACTTATTTTAGGATTATAATAATGCAGATACCTACTTGGGACTATAGTAAGCCTAATCCTGAAGCCTTCAATTCTTTTGCACATTTATTGCCAAAAGCGATAGAAGCATATTCCAAAGGCAAAAAAGCATCTTATTTGCCACAGCAATTAGAAGCCGAGTTAGCATTAAAAAAAGCCCAAGGGAATCTGACTGGAGAGCAAGCAAAATACTATGGCCAAAATGTGCAATCTCAAATGGGACTACGTGCCATTCAGCAACAATTAGCTAAAGCTCAGGCCGGTAAATCAAGTGCTGAAGCTAATCAGTTGAAAATGATGATGGATTTTCTAAATAATCCTGAAGAAAATGACAATCAAGATAAAAATTCAACCAATCCTGAGGACGTAAATTTTAATCCTCAAGAATCATCTCCTGGATTTCAGAATGTATCTAATGACTCATTAAATATTGGCGGATATGATTTTAATAATCCAAATTCTTTTCAAGAGGGGACAGATGCAAAACAAATTGCAGAACATATAAATTCAAACCCTTCCCGTTCTGCATGGGGAATTGACATACCAAAACTGTCCAAAGAGGACATGAGAAATAAACTCTTATTTAAAACGGATACCTACACTCCATCTTTGAAGCAAGCTATCGAAAACCAAAATTTACAACAAAAAGGATATATAGAAAGAAGTGTTCAAAATAATAATGAGGCTAATGCTGCGACTGATTATAATCAGCTTTTAGACAGATACAATAATGCAATGGATAGAACCCTATTAGCGGGACCTTATAAATCTAAATTCCCATTGACTACATCAGAAACTCAAGAAATCGATAATCTTTCAGAAGAAATGAGGAAAACAGGAATTCGCTCATTACAAAATGCCATGCACAATGCACGTTTTTCTAATTTAGATATGCAGATTGCAGGGAAATTAAAACCTGATAGAACTTGGACACCAGAAGCCAGGCATTTTTATACAGAGTTTACTAAAGCCATCAATCATAGACTATTAGAAAAAGCAAAATTTTATCAACTCGCTGGGAATCCTAAAATGGGTCTGTCATATAATGATGCGGATTCCCTATGGCGAGCATACAATGAAAATCACCCCATTGTTAAATCTGAGAAGAGTCAAGAATTAAACGAATATAAAGACAATAATTGGATGTCATACCTCACTCCTAAAGCAATAAAATCTATAAAATTTGGCACCTACAACCCCAGAGATAAGGGGCTAATCCCTCCTTTGGATGTACTAAAAGCAGAAAGAGAAAAACGCAATAAATCAAAGAGGGCTTAATAATGACAGACGTATCGCAATTAAGTGACCAAGAATTGGATAGATTAATAGCTCGTCATGAAAAAAAAGGCAATCAGGATGAACCAGATTATAGTCAACAATATAAGCGTGGTTACTTAGACCCAGTTCGCGATTTAACTTATGGGGGCCTTCATTCTCTATTAGAAGGTGGGGAAACATTAGGAAATGTAATGACACTGGGGCATCTAAAAGACATTCCAGGTTATAATTGGTATCTTCCAAAATTAGAAAAAGGCATAGAAAAAATTAAATCTCCCTATCCATCAAAATCAGGAGATTTATTAAAAATAGCTGGAGAATGGGCAATCCCTGAAGGAATCGGAGCCAATGTTGGTAGAAAAGCAATTGTAAAAGCATTGAAAAAATATCCAATAGCTTTTACAGAGAAAGGCGCCACAAAAGGCTTAGAACGCCTAGGCATGGAGGCTTCAGAAGCAGGAGGTAAAGCTATTGCTCCAGAGACATCACAACAAGTCTTAGAAACATTAGACCTTCACCCCACTTCTGCCCTGACAAAAGGTCATATGCAAAAATTTTTAAATGAAGAGGGATTTAATCCAGCATTTGAAGGGCAGAAATTAATGGGGCAAACACACCGAGCCTTAACTAAATTTTCAGCCCCTCCGCATGATGTAACCCAAGGAAATTTAATAAATATTGAAAGACAAAGAATGATTAAAGATATGATGAAATATTTAGAAGAAAAGGTTGCTCCAAATAAAGGAAAGGAAATGAGGCTCGAACAACAGAGATATAAAAATTATAAAAAGTTGCAAAAAAATATTTATGAACCAGCTAAAAAATACGCAGCGCCTTTTGGCATTGGATATGAATTATTACATCTGATATCTAAATTATTAAAGCATTAAATATCTATATCTTTATTGCCGTTATTTGTCATGTAGACCAGCAATAACCAAACTGCTATACCTAACAATGCAAACATAATATTCTCCAAAAGTTAAATTCATGAGCATATTATGATTATTGGCTTATCATGTCAATTGATATTTCATACTTATATACTATAGACTCTAGTATGTTTAATTCGTCATTTGAGACTTGGCTCATTCTTCTATCTCAATTGGGTCGGGAATGCAGAAATGGGTTATTTTAAAATCATCCTCTTGTTCATCGCATGATGAACTAAATGAACCATAATCCCAATAATCAGTTATCCATCGAGCTGTTATATATTCATCCCAACCGTCTTTGTGCCAAATTCTGCAAATGACCCAGGATCCTTCAAGAGGAAGATATTTCTTAACTGAATACCATTTCATTCTATTTCCTTTATTAAGATTATTATCTCATCTTCTCTATAGAGGGCTGGTATTTTTCCCGTAATGACATCTTTAAATACCTCATAAATAACAGCTGCCTCATATCCAGAATCATCATCCATTTCGGCAGAGTATACCCGAAGGACTTCATTATCAGTCAATAAGTTTACGTATTCCCACTTAGCATCATATGACCTGTATAAGCCAACTATCTTAGATAAATCAACGCAGCCTTCTGTATAATATCCCAAACTGGTTTCCCAAATTAAAAATTTTTTCATTTTTCTTCCTTGTGCTGGACAGCATTTATAGAAGGCGGTAAATCAAATTTAATTTCATACAATTTTTCTAAATCTTGTTTAGTTTTACATCTAAAAATATTTTTTTCACGATTAATATCACCAATTTTTATGTATTTTTTGTGATAATATCCAGGACCATCATCGTATTGACTTAATGTATATCCTTGATATTTCTTTTTTAGTACCAATTCAATTTTTAAATATCCACACGCTTGTTTGTATACGGAATCACGAATTAAGGGTTCTTTTTCCCACTTTTCTTTTAAATCTGTATCAGATCGCTTATTCAATCTGATAAAAGATGGATAATCAGATGGATTTATAAAAGGAGATTTAGAAGGCTTGCAGAATGCGGTTAGATTAGAAATAAATAATTTACTAATATCATTAACAATTTTTTTCGTTGGTATCATTCTGCTTCCTTGTGTTGATTAGCCCTAACTTCGGATAAAGATTCCATCAAAACCTCTTCTATCATATCTAAGACATAAGGATATAATTTACTTTTAGGAGCTGCATATTTGTCTGTAAAGTCCAATAATAACTCTGTGATTTTTATTTTTAATCCAAATTTAGTTTCCTGTTTTAAGCTTTCTATTTCATCTTTATTTATATTAGTATCAATATATTGCCAATATAAAACTTGCTCTAAATCAAAACCCATTCCAACAGGAAAAGGAAGAGGAGATGTGAACCATAGTCTCTTTCTTGCGGTGTCATTCTCGTATTCATAATTAAGTGAAACTACACAAAATGCATTAAATAAATTGTTATCTATATAAGCTAAAACTGGTCTTTTCATTTCTGGAAGAAGGGTTGTTGTTTTATTCCATGACATTATCATGCATCCTTATGTTGATGGAAATTAATAAATAAGAATGGAGATTGTTGAAATTTAAAAAATTTGTCAAGGACTATAACTTAGGGTCTGTAGCCTTTTCCTAAATTTACATCCCCCCATGAGTACCCAGGACTTTGATCAGATTGTAAAATACTTAACTTTTTCATGGATAGGTCGGGTGGGTCCATGTACATTAGTTTTCTTCTATAACTATTTAATATACGTTGTGACTCAGGATTAAACATAATTCCATACTCTGAGCACATATAAGCACTCAAAGTATACCTCAAATATTCGATGTAAGCTGTATCAAAACCTTGATTCGCATTATTAATAAAAGAGTAATAAGTAAAGTTAGGAATATTATTAGGATTAATCAGCGTCACGGTATTAATGCCAGTGCCAACGCTTGTAAACGGAATATATGTCCCAGTTTGGGCATTAAACAACGTTGTAGCCACGCAAAAGGTAGTGGCACTACTTGGCACCGCATAATAAATAACGCCTGCTGTAAGCCCTCCTGGCAGCGTTCCTGAAGGCACAGTCCCTGTAGGATTCGTAAAAATAATTTGGTCACCTAGCGTCAAATTCGTAGGCGCTAATAAACTAATAACCAAAGAGAAACTAATAACATTCCCGCTTCCTGCTGCGTAAGGTACAAATATATTAGCTTGTGCATTCGCCAATGAAGTCGCCACATAAAAGCTCGCTTGATTGATTGGAACTGCATAATAAGTAGTGCTCAATGAAAGAGTTGCCGGGATACTACCTCCTGTAAACTGGACTTGTTGTCCAAAACACATGGATTGTCCTTTTAGGCTAGTCATTGTAGGCGGCGTATTAATTACTAAAGCGCTCGCATTTCCGCTAGTGGCATTAAACGCTGTTGTCAATTGAGGCGCACTAAACGTCTGAGATTGGCCTGCAGGCAGTGTTATATAGGTCAAATCGGTATTAAGACTAACATCAGTCAAAAATATTTTGGCTTTAAGCTTAATCGGATAATTTTGGTCTGGGATAAAGTACATCCCTAACGTGCCTCCGCCTACTCCTCTTTCATAGTTCCAAGAAAAAGGTAATGTAGAGATATTATCAACCCGAGATGAACCGAAATAATTTGTACGACTTGTTTGAACCATCGGATAACGTACAACCCCTAAATTAAAGGTGGATGTTTCTATCTCGGCTACATAAGGCAAAAAATAAAATTCTTGTTCGGGAGTCGCATTAAACTCAATATATTGCCAATAAGGGATTAAATCGGTTTCAATTTGTTTGAAATTAAGCAAATCATTAAGCATTTGTAGACCATCGGCGATTTGGTCTCCCGTGGGATATTGAAGATTTCGTGCAACGATTCCTGAAAGAAACCAGGAGCGTATTATTAAATCTTGTGCAGGATAGGTCATAACGCGCTCCTTTTAAAATACCATTTCGTTATAATCAACGAAATGGTAGACCATATTCCTAACATCAGGAATATGGTTCTACGATTAGAGGGCATAAGAAAACCCAGCCACAGAAATGGCTACTGTATCGGAAGCAGAACTTACTTTATAACGTATCACTGGAGATAATACCGATGAAACAACCAAGTTATTAACCCAAACATCCGATACTGTTGTCACTGGAACCGACCCGACTTGTCCGGTAATTTGTGCTTGAAAGTTACCGCCACCATCTTTATATACACCCGCTAATTGCAAATTATTTCCTGCGGCATTAGGAACATATGAAGTATAAATTTGCGCGATAAAGTTACCAATCGGCAACGGAAACGGCGGTGTATTTGTACTTTCTGCGCCTGGCTCTACTATCGGAACTATGCCCGTTAAATTAACAGTGGCATAAGATGTTGAAGACCCAGAAGCTATAGGAGTAGCAATCGGAGTGCTATAAATCATTCGTCTATAGGAAGAATTCGCACTATAAGCAATATCTCCTACAACAAAGTTAGCACTTCCGTCTGTAGGCCAATATCCAATTAAACGATAGGAGTCATAGCCTAGTGGCATCAATGGCTGCGTATTAGAAGCCAACGAAACAATCGCGCCTGTGGGCTGATAATAGCGAGAATCCCCAATCAAAAATATTGAATACATAGTATTTGCAGCAGGACTTCCGGTATCTAAACCATTTAACCCATTTGCACCAATGTATATAGAAACTGGAGCTGGTGTTAGCTGGCCTGCAAAATTTGGACTTCCAATAACTAAATCCATAACATCGTTAGAATCACGACATTGTCCTGCCGTTAAATCTAAAGTTTGTGAAGCAGGATAAAGCAATTGTAAGCCAGTAATATATAAAAACGGTAAATTATAAATTGGGTCATTTTGTACTTGTGGTGTAGCCATTTTTAATCCCCTCAAAATCGATGGTTTTAGAAAACTGATGCGTAGTTTCCCAGAGGCATCAGCCTTATTTTTAGCCTTGCGACAATGGTATAATAAACCGCATTGAGTACTCTGGTACAATCACAGAACCATGCGTCTCATCATAAATCATCCCCGTTTGGTTTTGACCGAAGATAGAACCATAGGTCAAACGCAATGAAGCACCTGTATCTGGATCATGCTCGTTTGCTGTCGGGAACGGTGACTGTTCTGGTAGCATCGGCATAGCGAGATACAGGGCCTCTCCGCCTAAAATACCACCGCATCTATGAGAGGGCAGTCCACTCACTTGCATGCCAGCTTGCAATGCATTATTTAAGTTTTGATTTTGACCACCAGCCCAGTTTAGAGCAGGGGTAATAGTGATGGTTACATCGCCACTACCATTGGAGGCTGCATTTGCCACAGCTCTAAATTGTGTTGGATTGGCGCTTGGAAAATGGCCAATCCATGTCAAGTAACGCATATTAGGCTTACCTGATACACCATCATTAAACTGGAATAAATCTCCAGCAAATACGGCATTCGCATCACTGACACTTGCCCCACTAAATGTTAATTGTGTAACTGATTGTCCTGTAGGGTCATTAGTGCTAATCAATGTCAAAGTTTGTCCCAATACGCCAGTATTACCAGAAACGTGTATGGGCATTAAGTTGGATTGATAGTAATTGACTAAAGGTGTCCCGAAGTCACCGATTTCCCATGAGAGCGCGATGCTATCATTTCTGTGCGGAACGAACTGATTTAGACCATTTCCTACAATACTTGGAACAACTGAATCAGGAAGATACACTTTCATGCCTTCAGCTACAGAGCCGTAGTTTTTGAAAAACATTACGGCCTGGGCGATTTGTTGGTCAATTCTGTTCAAATGAGGTCGTTAATCTCAATCCGCCTTTCGGCTGCTTCTAGTCGCCTAGAAGTTCAGACTATATCTTCACCCTTTCGGGGCTCGGCGCTTCCACTCACTTGAGTGTACTCCCTTTCGGGATAGTCGTTGCACCTTCTGCTTTCGCAGCTTGGCTCAGGATTGTCTACTTGAGGTTTCCCCTGAGTTCACCGAGTTTCATCTGCCTATTTCTAAGCAGCGAGCCTACCATTTAAGCTACTTAACGCCGTACTACCATTTCCAAAATATCGATAAGGACCAGAAAACGTATTGGTGGTTCCATCTAACTGACTGACTACGCCTGAATCCCAGTTTAAGGCTATATTACCTTCTATTAACGCAGACAATTCAGCAATCGCACTCTTACCAAATACTCTCATATAATCCTCTTCACCTTTTTCTAAGTTGAAGATTCTTTGTTGAGCAGTTACGGCAAAAGAAGTGTTGTTAGATTGGTCACAAGCAAGTGTTTGCACTCTTTGAACCGCTGGCTCAAATGATGCAACTAAACCTGCCGCAGTAGTAAAGCGTGGAGGCAAATCAAAGGTCACAGTAGAACCTAAGTTCGCTTGAATTTTATCAAAATCTTTGAATTTTGCATTTGCTGTTGCGATGTGACAGCATAAGTTTTGCAACAAAGCCAACCCTGAACGTTGATAGGTTTGGACCTGTTGGAGAATATTCGCTGGAAAAACTGCCATTTTAGCTACTCCTAACTATTTATTTAATAATTCGGATAGCAAGCAGCTAATTATCAAGCTCTATATTTTGCTTTTAATTCTGGCATCGATAACACGCTACTCGAATCCGTTCCGACGTTAGAAGAACGTTGCTGATTTAAAGGAGTATTCGTTTCTCGATGACCTGTCACACTTTCATTCTTTTTAATTGAGTCCGATAATCGGTTAAGTTCGTAGAGCGCCTCTTGTGGAAAGTCTCTAGCCGTTAACTCAATCTGGGCCAATTTAGAACGATTTTTGCTTAACTCATAAAGCACATCACTGGCATTTTCTAAATTCTCTGCAAGCATATGTACCGTATTTGGAAAGCGTCTAAGCTCTAAGTCACCAGTCACTTTGTCAAAGTCATCATATTTCTGTTTTCCAACTTCAATCTTGTCGTAAAAATTCTTCACGATTCGCTTGGCAGCTTGCTCTTCGGCATTACTCTGAGCTTCTTGTATCCATTGGTCGCGCAACCGTTGTGCTTCTTCAGCCGCTAGTCGTCTAAATCTTTCTTCATTAAATTCTGATGAAGACTCTTTATACACTGGTGCTGCTTGTGCCTCTTGCTGCATAGAGCGTTTATAGTTCTCTACCGCTCGATTGGCCGCTTCTTGTTTAGCTCGTCCAACGATTTCATTAACTTCAGATTGCCTCAACATCTTCTCTTGTGGAGTCGATGTTTCGCTGCTCGTCGGTGCAACATTAGTATCTGCACTTTGATTCAATACTTCTTCCATATCACTTCGTCCTTAGCTGTTAACCCCGCAACGGTTCACCTCAATTGTCGATTGAGTATCGGGCTATTGCCCCACCACGGTGATTTCATCCCCGTTAACGCACGGGTTGCGATAAGGTGCTTCAATCCTAGAAACACCTTATGTTGATAGAGTAGATATTCGTCTCATTGATTGCAAAATTCTCTAAATGTTCTTATCATGTAGTAGTAAAATTATTAGGGAGTGATATGATTTCTATAATGGGGAAGGAATTTCTTACAGATAAAGAAGCCTCAGCAAGATATGGCTATTCACAAGCTTGGTTTATTAAAGCTCGGTCAGAAAAATATGGGCCTAAATATGTTCAAATGAAAGAGCATGGGAGAGTTTTGTACCCTCTAGAAGAAACCGATAAGTGGTTTAAAAACAAGATGGATGAAAAAGAATAAGGAACAAGCAATGCGCATAGACGAGCTACCAATAAGCGATGAAGTTATTAAAATTCTTATTAGAAAAGGCAAAATATTTGATGTTGAAGAATTATTAAAAAAGTCCAATAAGGAATTACTTGGAATACATGGGATTGGAAAATCTCAATTGAAATATATCAAAAAAGCATTGTATTGGTTTATTAAATCTTCAGAAATCAAATTGCAAAAAGATAGGTTACTTTCTGAGATGCAAGCCATGTTTAAAGAATTCTCTATACCCTTAAAACATGAAATAAATGAATTACGCACAATATTGTTAGAACAATACAGGTTAATTCAAAGTATACAAATAGAAAAACAACCAGAAGGAATAATGAAAATAATAAATGAAAAAATACCAGGATTTTCATCTACTATGTACGATATTTATAAAAAATTAGAAGAAAAAGAATGACAGAATATGAATTTAAGCAAATGCTTGGAAAATATGCCGAATCTATTTTTATGGAGATTTGGGGGCCAATTGAAAGCAAAATATCATTACAAATACAAGATGTAGATAAGTTGCTATCAGATTTTAGAGAAAAACTACAATCCATAGACCAAAGACAACGCCAACTTAGACGCGATTTTACTAAGTTAGATGATAAAATTAACATACAGCTAGATCACATGAGTGATGCAATAGAAAAACAAAAAGAACTTAACATCTCTCTTAGTGAGGAGATTCTAGAAGAAGTTAATGAAGATATTAAATTAGCTATTGAATACGGCAGAAAGATTGATGAACTCTATGAGAAAACATTGAAAATATCTAATGTAAGTCTTAAAGACTTCGATTCAGTAATACTTGAAGCAAAATCTGTTATTAAACATGAATGTGACCTAAGAATTATAGATATTCTTAATCTTGATAAGAATTTTAGAGAACTAGTGCGCCTTGCAGATAAAAGTTTGCGCGATCATCAGCTTTATAAAAATATAGAAGAACCAACTAAAATTATATTTTAAATAAGCCACTCCCACTTTCTTAGAGGAGTGGCCCATGTTATTTACAGAACCGTAAAATCAATTAAAACACTACATACGAAATTTCTATAGTTCCATCCAAAGGAGATACCCCAGAATTATTATAGATAGTTATGGTTGCAGAACCGCTGCCTGGTACACATTTTAGAGTAATGTTATTTTGAGTATTCGTTCCACCTGCATACTGAAGTATTACGCTATAGGTAGAGTCAAGAATAAAATCATTACTCCAAGCAATCGAATAACTTGCAGAAGCTCCTGTCGTTAACGAGGAAGTAGTAATTGTACCTGCTACTCCGTTCGCTGTTACAGACCCCGCCGCTTCCGTGCCATTAACTTTTGCAAGAATAATGCCAGAGCCGTCAGCCATTGCATTATTAGCAGTAAGCGACATGATAGCATTACCCGCAATGCCAGAATCAGCCAAAACGGTGTTTGTGCCTAAATCAGCGATAACAACATTTCCACTGACTAAGGGAGCGGATGAGCTGATAACAGGTATCAAACCTGGCGTTCCAGAACCCAAGCCAGAGTCCGCCAATACGTAAATATTATCGCTAGCTAATCTAGTATCAGTGGTTAATGTTGTACTAAACCCACCAAAAGGAGTGGCCGCAACTGCAATCGTAAAATTACCTGTGGGAGAATTTGTGTTGAAAAGAATTACCTCTCCAGGCGCACCAGACCCTCCTGCATTCCCTACTACAAATGAGCCGTTCTGTAAATCTAAATTCCCGGTAATAATGGTTTGATTGGCCCCAGGGTCTAACAATACAACATTCGTTGTAGTAGCTATAGTATCCACAGGAATACCAGAATCCATCATTTTACCAGCGGTTCCGACGTTCATAGGAAAATTACCGTCGACAAACGGAGTTGTTGTGGCAGCTATCAATAACTGTGACTGTGCATTTCCTGGGTCTGGAATATGAACCTGACTGGCCTGACCAAAAGCATCGTTTGTTAATTCAACCGCAAAATTTCCGCTGTTCGCTGTAGGCACAACTTCAAAAACGCCAGTATTAGCTACATCGTTGTTAAGGATTAAACTTCCACCTACAAATTCACTCCAAGCACCTACTGAACCTGCTTGAATATTACCACTAGTAATAGCTGTCCCAGGATTTTGACCTAAATCTCCATTTGTATCTGTATAGGTCGCTATATGATTTAAAGTGGTCGGCGTTGTAACCGAGGGGATACCTGCAGCAGATTTTCCAGAATCCACCATCTTTCCAGCGGTTCCGCTCGCAACTGGAATATTTCCAGAAACAAACGGAGTGGCACCTGCAGCCACTAATAGCTGACCAACCGCATTACCAGGGTCCGGAATATTAATTGTAGATGCTTGACCCATTGGGTTATTGCTAATTACAGTAGCTGTATTTCCTGTATTAGCAACTGCAGCTAAGGACAAGCTGCCTCTTGCGGCAGTACTAGGAAAGGAGGTTAATCTACCCGCAGTCCCGCTCAATCCCGCTTGAATATTCCCACCACTGATTGCAGTGGCTGGGTCTTCAGCTAAATGCCCGTTTGTGTTTGTATAAGTAGCAATATGATTTGCTGTAGTAGGCAGTGTAACGTCTCCAGCGCCACCAGTTGTCACGAGCACAATCTGACCATTTGAAAACGTTACAGCAAACTGCCCAAATGTCCCGGACTGAGTCGTGGGATTAAAACTATACAAAATATTTAAAATATCTGTCGTAGCAAGCGGAAATCCTTCTAGATTTTCAGCCGACAAATAGCCTGGAGTAGTTACCGTTGACAAATCATCTCCAACGACCATGTATTTAGTAGTTGGAAATACACCAGATGAACCCGCAAGAGCGAGCGGAAGTTGGAAGATATTAGCCATTTTTTATGCCTTTCTAGGAGTTAATTGACCACCGCCACGCTTGAAACTACTGTGTTCGTGGCTACCTTTACCATGCTTCCAACCGCCTGCCATGCTACCATTATGGCCTTCATAATCTAGTCTATCATGGCCATGTTGCATTACTCTTTTAATAGCAGCGTGAGAATCGCATTGTATTTTACCTTTGCGTCCATGGTCATCATGAACCATTTTGTTATCTATCATCTTATGTTTTGAGCTATATTCACTCATTTTAGGTCTCCTATTACCAGCCGGCTAAAGTTATGACGCCATTGCCATCAATAGCGACAGAGAAAAAATCAAACCCATTATCAACAGAACCACCGTTTTGTAACGAATAATTATAAAACATCATTATGATGCTATTATTGGATAAAGGAAAGCCTTCCATAGTAATCTCATTGAGATAACCGGGTGTCGTCACGGCATCATAATTATCTTGAGTAGCCATGAATCGTAAGTCTGGAATGCATCCCGTAGTTCCGATAATGGGGGTTGGGGGCGTTACGATTCTAGTCATGATGAGACCTCAGTTTTTTAAGAGTTTCTGCAAGAACAGCACGCTTTCTGAGTGTTGGATTTCTACTATGCTCAGCTTTTTTTAACTTTTTTTCAGGAATTTTTTTACCTTCTGGCACATGAAGACTTTTATGCAATGCGCCAGGATGTTTTATTGCCTTCGAAATCCACTTTTCGCTCACTTTTATCTCCTTGTGGTTTTCAAAATACCAGGCTTGACAATCTTTCGGCGTGTTTTATTAGTATCTTTAGCAACAGGCTTAACACTTTTTGCCGTGGCTTTTACAGCCGTTCTTTCTATTTTAGACTCGCGTCTGTTTTCGGGGACGGCTTTGCCTTTTCTTGAACTTCTTCTTGACGTAACATCCATTTTTCTATCCTCAAAAGTCGGTTATGGATAAAACTCAGTGCCTTTAGCATCTCTTCAATTTCTTCAGACTTCACTGTCTTATCTTTCTCATTCATTTTTTTAAGCATTCCTTTTTTTTGATAAGTAAGCAGGATGACTTTCACCTTTAGATATTTTCTCTGCTTCTTTAACAACTCGTTCCCATTCATCAACTTGTTTATCTGTCATGGGAACTTCATACTTTTCTTTAGGTGTACCTTGTCTTTTTTTTCTGGCTTCAGTTTCGGCCATCTGTTTTTTAGCCATTTCACTAGGCTTAAACTCTATCATGACAGACTCCTATTTCTTATGACTTTTTTTTGCATGATACTTAACCATTTTTATATGATGCTTAAGCTCTTTTACATGGTGCTTTGCCATTTCTTTATGATGTTTATGCATTTCATGCTTGGCTTTATGTTCATGTTCTTTTTTGTGATGCTCTTTCTTTTCGTGCTCTTTTTTCATTTTATGTTCCCCTTTTGGATTCTTTCTGACATGCTCTGGTAAAGATTTAAAGTTTTTAGTGTGCGATGCAAATTCTTCGGCAATCTCTGGGTGCTGTGAAAACATGAAACGTTGTTGACTTTTAGAAACAAATGGCATCATTAACTCTTATTCTTAGAATCCCAAACATCCCCATAAAACTTACGTCTTTCTTGAGCATTCGCCCCATCCATATGGGTTCGCATACTTTGCTCAAGTTGATTATCATTTATTTTATATTTTTTTTTCAGTTCTGACGAGTGATAATTGTGCAATTCATACCACGTTATTTTCTTCGTCTCTCTGTTCGTCATTTTCTTCCTCTTTTTCCATGTTACTATTAAAGAAGTCTTCAAACGGTCTCCCCGTCATTTCTTCGATAAACTGTTTAAACGATATAATTTCACACAAACTCATTTCAAACCCTACTATAATTTTCTTTTTCACTATTATGCCGATGATGCATGTCAATGTGCTTCATCTTTAAATCTGAATCAACTTTATAATGTTCGGTATGCGCTTTTACAAGCTGTACATGCGCTTGCTCTTTGCTAATTTCAATGTCTGCATCAACTTTTCTTTCTTCAAGTTCAAGTTTTTTCATTTCTACCATGTGCTCTAATGAATCTTTCTCTTTTTCATGCTGTAATTTTGCAATATCTACTTGCATTTTCATAGCTGCAGGATTTTGTTGCATTTCTTGTTCTTGCATTTGCATGGCTTTCTGCTTCATTTGTTCTTGCTCTTGCTGCCATTCTTTGACCATGGATTTTAATTGTTCTATTCCTTTGCCTTCCATGTTGTCTAGAACAAAAGATAATCCTTTGCTGGCGATAAATTGTGAAAATTCTGGCGACATGCCCATCATTTCCTTGACCATCATGATCGTTCTTGACTTTTGAACCTGGAAGCTTGCGCCTGCTTTAACCACTACGTTTAATGCGTTGGTGTCAAAGTCAAAAGGCATCCCATCTTGAGTATTGAGCTTCACAAAATGGCGCTTACCTTCATCATCTAAAATTGGAAGCGTACGCGGGGTTTTATAATATTTAGGTAATAAGTCTACATAGATTTGGGCGGCACGTTGTAAACCTTGCATAAATCCCACTACATATGGCATAGCGGCTGAATTTGATTGAGTTGCCCCCTCTACTATAGCCACGCCTGATAATTGATTGTTATTAATCCCTAATGCTGCATCATATGAGCCTAGTATTTGTTCAACTAATGAATCAGCGCCTTGAAACGCTTGCATAATCTCAGGAGGCGCAGGAACCTTTTGTACTTCTCTGATTGGGTTTTGGATAGGTTGGTCTGGGTTTCCTTCGTGAACTGAGTTAAAGACGTAAACATTCGCATGCTGCGGAGAATCGTAAGCGGCCTGAAACTCTTCTTCTTTAGGTAACGCCTCTTTAGCAACCATTAGTTTTGCTTGCGTTTCGTTTTCGATTTCGTTGGCTAAAGAAATACCTGAGAAGTTTTTAAGACGTTGTGCGCCTTTGGCATTATAGACATAAGGGCGAGTGACTTGCCGAACATTTCCATTAGTGGGGTCTTTAACCATGACGCTCGAACCATCCACGAACACCAACGGTAACATAGAATAATCCGTTTGAACATATTCAATAACTTGATTGTCGATAACTCTGTATCTATCAATTCTGTCAAGGATAGTCTTTCTGGGCTTTCCGATTTGAGCAGGCGGCATTGTAATATCATCCCACTCATCTATCATCTTATTATATTTTTCGAGCGTCATCACCTTGCCCATTTCATTATTATCGTCTCTGACTTTAACAATGGTCACTTCTTTTTTTATTTTTTCGTAGTAATCAGCGATTAATAGTATCTCGGTATTATCATTCATATAAGACCAATTAAAGCCAGAAAAATCGCGCCTAAAGCTTAATGTGTTTACAGGAATGTCTGGGTACTCTTCTTGAAACTCATCTTTGCTTTTAGGGAATAATTCAGCGCAAAATTGTCCATCGCCTTTGTGAGAATATTTGGCAACCTTATCAAATACGCAAAGCGTAGGCTCGGCTCTATCTATTTTTATTACTTGTTCCATGGACATTGCATTGGCATAATCGGTAAATACTTTTAATACCCCAAAGCCCCCTGCTAGAACATCTTTATAGACTTGGTATCGTGTATGATGGTTGTCAATGTCTAGAAATAAATGACGCAAGTGCATTTCGACCACTTTTAGAGTAAGCCAGTCGTTTTGAAACTCATCATCGGCAGTCACAAGTATATCAGGTTCTTGTTTGCTCATCTCGCCCAATAATCGACTAATTCTAGATTCAACGATGTTAAATTGAAGCTGCGGACGATTCATCGTTTGTAACATCGTCACTTCATCATTGCTTAAAGATGATTCGAAAACGAACTTTATGAAATCGTTATAACGGTCATAGTTTTGTTTAAAATAATCATGCCCATTTCTAACACGCGTTTTGATTTTACTTAATCTATCTTGATGTTTTTGTGCTACTCTCATAAAAAAAGGTCCCTTGATATTTTTTATTATTGGGAATAAGCAGCTTTTTTAAGTCTCGCTAGTTTATTATGATTGAATGTTAGTTTTTTTGCTAGCTCGTTGTAATCTGTTTGTGCAACTGATGCATTTATAATGGTTTTGTCGATTAATGCAAGCTTAATGGCATCGCAAAGGGTGTCCATAATGTCATCGTGTCTGTGTGTATCGTTTGCAGTAATCTTGCTGATATGATTTAAACACATCGTTTGGTGTCTAGCTCCATTAGTAATAGAGATTAATTTTGAGGCAATGTATGGCTGAACCTCTAAAAATCTTTGAGTTTTGCTTCCCGATGCTTTTGTGCGTTCTATTTGACGTATTTGTAATCCACGTAATTCTTCCAAAACTGAAACCAGCGTTACGCCCGTGGATTTTTTTTCTATCGCAGCTATTAGCGGGGGCTTTGTGTGTATCATACATCCTTGCCAAAACTCTATAAATGTTGGCTTTAAATCTTTGGGTTCGATTCGAATTTCTAAACAGTCTAGCCAGTGTAAAGCATACTGCCCTGTTTTTTTGCCCATGGTTTCTACATTATAGATTCCCCAAAAACTAAATACGGTCGCGTCATTATATGATTTTGTAGTTTCCGCGGTGTCTGCCGTTATAAAAGTCATCAGCATTTCTGGCTCTTGGTCTAGTAACGCTATCCACTCAGGCTTAAAGAGAGCGCCTCCAGCAGGAAGTGGGTTTTGCTGATATTGACTTGCGAAAACATATGGAGATTTATCTTTGAGAGCTAATAGTTTTTCTTTAGGTGTTTTTTCAGGATAAAGTGCGTTTCCTGCCTCATCTAAACTCAATAATATAACTGATGTCCATTCATCGGTATCGTTTCCAGAAATTAAATAATTAGCCAGATCATCTTCATGTACCCGCTGTCCTATATGTATGATCGGAACATTCAAACCTCTAGCGCGCTGGCGGATAGTCACATCATAATTATCTATTACAGACTGCCTGATGGTATCACTACTTGCTTCTGAGGGCTTATGTGCGTCATCAACAATTACAGCCCCACTAAACCTCTTTTGGGCTGGATATCCGCCATCTCTACCCGTTACAGGCCCACCACTCCCGAACGCAGCCACAGCACCACCAGCAGTAGTTTCAAAAAACGCCTTAGCTTTGCTATCGTGCTTTATTGATACATCAAAAAGATATTTATAATGAGGCATCTGAATAATACGCTTAATAGTAGATGTATGGGTAGTAGCTAAGTCAACGGCGTAACTAATATATAAAAAACGACAATCTGGGTAATGAGTAAAGCACCATGCAGTCCAGAAAGAAAGCAATGTAGATTTTCCACTCCCTGGTTCAATATTGATATTTAATCGATGATTAGGTATTTCCAGTCGAAAACATTTTGTCAATTCGCGGCATATGGTTATATGATGTGATTCTCGACCCAATGGATCGCTGATAATAAAAGGTCTTCCTGTCAATAAAGGATAAAAGAATTGTGTAAATCTAAGCAAGCTACCTCTGAGCTCGGATGCTAGCTGCTCTTTGTCTAAATCAATCATTATAATTTGTCCGGCAATTGCATCTAGTTTTCTAAATCCGAAGCATGTTTGAATCCATCAGAATATGTCATAAATAGGAGCGTCTACATAAATTTATTTAACAGTATCAGAGAGATTAGCGTCGCTCAACAATCTTTCCAAATCTAAAAGAGCTGATTTGTATCCTACATTATAACCACAGGAGAAACTAGCAGGTTCAGTATGAACGAGTGTAGGCAGTTTATTGGCTATCTCTGCTAATTTATTGTCTATCCAGTCGTTTATAATAGGCATAATAGGGTCTTAAGTTGGTTTATATAGATATCATCTTAGATATGATTTCTATTGATATCAAATGCCCATTGTCGCGCATGAGGGCTGCATGCTAAAAAATCTTATCCAGAATGGGTATAATGAGGTTTTTATCTAAATAAGATGCGCATCGGGTTAAAAATCCTTTTTGTTTTTTGCGTCTAGTTTTTCTTTGAGTTCTTGGAGTTCTTGTTTTAATCGGTCTCTGTCGGCGGTTAAGTCCTCGACCTGTTTAGCGTCTCCATATATTTTAGGCGCCATTTTAGACGCATGCCACCTAAGAATTTCGAAGTCTAATTTAGCCTTTCCGAGCATTCCTGCGTCTATTTTATCGTTACCATCCTTATCCTCGTGAATAGGGATTTCGCCCGTTATATCAAGCATATAATCGGCTAAAACAGTGGCTTGGAGCCTGCGTGACTCTAAATATTGTTCGGAAAAACCTGGGACTTTTGCTATCCATTCGTATATTGTTGATACATTTGGGAATCTTTCGTCTCGGGCTGCTATTTTTCTTAACCCATGGGGACTAGTTGCTATAGCGTTACAAACATGCTCCGCAAGCTCAGGAGTATAAATACATGGTCTTCCTCTCGGATTTCCTGTTGGTTTACTGACCATTATAAACCTCAAGCTATTTTATAAAATTCAGATTCAAAAAGCTTTTCAGCCTCCACTTTATTCACATTGCTCTCAGAAACAATCTTTTTAATCGCGTCACGATATTCTTTGCTTCTTTTATCAATCTGTATATTTTTCTTTTCATTTTGAAGCTCATCATCATTTTGTTCATCACAAGGACAATCTTCATAAATCATTCCTAAACCCATGACTTTTCCGCTTCCATAGCATTTTTGACACAACATTTTTAACCCAATTTAATCTTTATTTATAGATTTAGTATGCTTTATACATTTATTTACGTCAACTGAGTTTATCCACAAAATCTGTGAATAAGTTCGTTGATAATTTTTTTTAGATATTTTTATGATACGTGGCTTGACATGCTATGATATATTGCGTATCATGTCCTGGTTAAACATAAAAACAGGAGAAATAAATGAACAAGACAGAAATAGAAATAAATGGCGAACAATATTATATCGTTCGTACTTACTCTGCGGGGGTATTTGCTGGATATATTGAATCACGTAATGGACACGAAACAGTAATGCGTAATGCAAGAAGAATTTGGAAATGGGCAGGAGCTGCTTCGCTATCTCAACTAGCCATGGAGGGAACTAGTGATCCCGATAATTGTAAATTTCCATGCGAGGTTAGTCGAATTATATTATTAAATACTATTGAGATTATAGAGGCTACAGAAGCCGCTAAGAAATCGATTCAAGAGGTGGCAATATGGAAGGCATGATTTATGACTATGGGAATGACGAAGACTCTGGTGATGGGTCCGGGTCCGGCTCCGGGTCTGGCTATGGCTATGGCGGAGCCGATGGTGATGGCTATGGCTATGGCGCAACCAATGGCT